GTACAGGTGTTGGTATGAAGATTGATCTATAATACAACATTGAAACTATGCGTATTACTGATCCGGGCGAAGACGGACAGGATAGTAATACAGGTGGCTACGGTAAACCTGCTACTAGTATCTTGAATCAAATTAAAACTAACAGTACTGTTACAGAGTCTAAACCCTGGGCAAGACCGCAGGCAAAAGAAGGATTTGATTTAGAAGCGCCACAAGCTACTCCGGGCAGTAGCGTAGAAAGCACAAAACTCAAGCAAATGCTATCAGCTCTAAAAGCCAAATCTGAATAACACTTCCATAAATATAACATAAACTGGAGCATACTTTGCAAAAGAAGGCCCGTAGCATTTTAGACGAATTAGACACGTTGCTAGTACACAAAGATCGTGAGAATCTTGTGGAGAGCCGTGCCACCCATGTTATACAGGGTGCAATTAATCTAATCAACTATATTCGTGAAAACTATGATGCCGACGCCGCAGGAGAGCTGGAACGCCGCTTGATCAATTCAATCCGCACCCAAGAGCCAGAGAAATTCAAGCGTGGTGTTAGGAGAATGAAGCAATGAAAATTAATGAAGTAATCCAAGAAGGTATAGGTAATTGGGCTAAAGGCTGGCGCAAGGTTGGCAATAATTTAGCTAAAAGTGCATTTGGCATGGATCGTAATGACACCTGGACTGGCGAGAATGGATTGGTCCCAGGCGTAGGAAGATATAAAACCAATCGAGCACAAGCGGCCGCAAATGCACAGCCAACGGCTACCCCTGCTAGTACTACACCCCCAGAACAAACAGCACCCGAGCCAGAAGAAGTAACAGGTAAAAATGTACCAAAACTAGTAAAACTAAAAAGCGGAAGAGAAGGTGTTCAATTTCAAGGTAAAATTTATGTTACCGGAGATGATGGGCGTTGGGTAGTTTTTGGTAGCAATAAGCCCGTTGGCACAGATTTACAAGCCGAGTTTGATAGCCTAATAGGTTACAAAAATACAGGAGGTGCTAATACGCCTCCTCCACCACAACCAGCGGCATCATCACCTGCACAGCAACAAACATCAACCGAGCCTGATGTGGGGTCTGATGTGGAGCCCGAATCAGACCCTGCTCCTACCACACCACCCCCAACCGCTAAAGCTAGAATTTCTAGAAAACCAGATGGTAGTGTAACAATAACTGATAAAAATGGTCAAGCATGGACTAAACCTGCTGACAAAGATTACTGGTCTGATGGCAAGGGAATCTTTATGCCTGGCAGTGAACAGTACAACGCATTAACTAATTTTAATCAAAATCTTAAAGAAGCAGGCCTATAATGTATCTGTATGAAGGCGGAAACGTATTTGACAACACCAGTGATGTAGCAAAAGAAAATGTTGCCGCAGTAATAGACACGATTCGCAGAGAACTACCAAGCGGATTACAAAAGAAAATTATAGCAGACATTGGCTCTGCTGGATACAAAGTTCAATCCGGAGATATTGATTTATTTTTAGATCAAGTCGCTACTGTGAAGAACTTTGGTGTGGCTGATGAAAAGCAAGCTAAACAGGCACTAGCACAATATTTCCAAGCAAAAGGTTATGCAGTTAAAGTAATGGGTCGTAACGTTCACGTTGATGTTCCTTACAAAGGCGCAGACGGAAAAACATTGTACGCTCAAGTTGACGTAATGATTATTCCTAATGCCAGGGGAGTTGCTGATTGGCATCAACATGGCCCACGTGGTATGTACGATGATCCTAAGTTTAAAGGCGCCCATTTGTTTATGTTATTAAACAGCATTGGCAAAGCATTGGGTGTTAAGGTAGATGCATTTGGCGGTACTGTTATACGTCGAGATGATAATACAGTAGTTGCTGACAATCGTGAAGATGCCGCAAAACTGTTGTTAAACCCAGGCGCACATGCCGCCGACTTAAATTCTGTTGCTACAGTAATGGCCGCATTGGCCAACGATCCGGACAAAGAAGCTAAACTAGCACAAGCACGTCAAGACCAACAAAAAGGTTTGTTAACATTACCCGAAGACATTGCACCAGGCACAGCCGCTTGGTTCCGTAAACTAGGACACAATCTGTGAGATTAGATTTTATCAATAACATTCTTGTAGAAGCACGAGCAGGTGCCCAACCTCATCCAGAGGACAGCATATTTGATGGTGCACAGGCCGCAACACAAGCTCTACAAAGTTTACAATACGTTATTAAGAATCCTGGTAGTGTAACTATTAAATGGGATGGCTTCCCTGCATTGATATTTGGTCGTGTTAGAGATGGTCGTTTTACTGTACAAGACAAATATATGTTTGACGCTAAGTTTTTTGCCGATAGCCCGGCCAATTGGCAAGAGTACGATAGTAAAAAAGCGTCAGGTAAACTACGTCCCGATTTATATTCTAAATTGGCAAATATTTGGAAGGGACTTGAAGCCGCAGTAGGTAGCAGTACTGGTTTCTTTTGGGGCGACTTGCTGTGGTGGGAACAACTACCGGAACAAAATGGTATGTATGCGTTTAAGCCGAACGTGGTAGAGTATCGCATACCAGCTAATACTCCGCTAGGTCAAAAAATTGGTAAAAGTGTAGGTGGTGTGGTAGTACACCAATTCTTTGCCGATGATGGCGCCTCACCACAACAATGGAACGGCAAAGGACTCAACACCGACGGCGCTGTAGTTATACTGACCCCAAGTGCAGGAGTTGCATTTAAGTTAAATGATCCTGTACAGTTGACCAAAGCCGCAAGCCGAGCAGTCTCACAGTACGGACAAACAGCTGAAAGTTTCTTGACAGAACTTCCTGGTGTTGTTCGTCAAGCAATGCAAAAGTATTGTAACAAAAAAATCACAGGACAAACCGCAGAAGAACTAGGCCCGTGGTTGCAAAAGAACGTTAGTGCCAAACAGTTCAACTTCTTGGTTGGTACAGAAGGACAAGACGGATATTTGGTACGTGAACAAAAGGGGTTGAATGCTCTATTTACTATATGGAACAGTTTGTATGCTCTCAAAGTTAACCTAGCAGATCAGCTAGAAAAACAAGTGCAAGGAATTGAGCAATCAGTTAACGGCAAACCTGCTGGTGAAGGATTTGTATTCAATACCCCAACTGGCCTAGTAAAACTAGTAAACCGCGGAACATTTAGCGCGGCTTTGTTCGCTAAAGAGTAATAACACACCATTTTCCTCCAGTTTGTATAAATAACTGTATGCAGAGATGCACATATATTAAGGAGATTTAAAAATGGCAATCCAAACACGTTACGCAGGTGATGCAACAGGTATCAACAACGTTGATGCAAAATATGATGGTACATTAGCTACTATTATCGCTACAGGTTTAACAAAGAACCCAACAGCACTAAAGATTACTGGTTTCGGTACTTTCTCAGCCACTGAGAGCGGTACAGGCGGTCCAGTAGAAGCAATTCTACGTTCAATCGCTATCGATTCTACAATCGTTATGTATCAAGTTGATACTACACAGGTCAGCGTTTTAGTTGAAGCTACTGGCGCAACTACAGCACAGATCCAAACTCGTCTACAAACTTTAAATGGCGGAGCCGTTGGTAACATTGGCTTGGCAGCAAACATTTATAGCGGTCCAGGCGTTGCATGTGTTAGCACAGGCGGTTTCAAACTAGCTTAATAGTTTTTAAAACTAACAAAAAGGCAACTTTATGTTGCCTTTTTTGTTGGCCACTAAATACGTATATCATGTCCAGCACTAATATACATCTATACCAAGGGTTCAGTCTAATAGACATTACCGCCACAGGTGTAATACGTGGACAGGATGCCGACGCTGTTGATCGTAACCAACAACGTAATTGGGAAACAGTTATACAATGCATGGGACTAAGAACACAGCCACAGAACATACAACCACCTTCACAAATTGATGTGGGACTCGACCAATTGGAATTTGGTGATTTTTATTCAGGCATACAACGAGTCTGGACGTGGACCTGGACTGTGGAAAGTGCTGGTGTGTATGATACCGACCGACCACTGAGCGGACTACTGCAAGATTTTGAACAAGTACCTGTTATAACTGGATTAACTGAAACCGCTCGATTTATGCTACCCATATTTTATCCATATGGTTCCATTAAAAACGTTTATTTCAAAGAGATTAAGCCAAGCTAAATAGTAACATAGATGCTACAAGGCAATTATTAAGGCTCATATCAAGGCACACACAGGCTCAAAAAATAATGCATCGCTAATATGAAAGCGACTGGATAAATGTCCACTACAACAGATATAGAAAAGAAGAGTCTTGAAGCTCACGTAGAACTTTGCGCGGAAAGATACTCTAACTTGGAAACAAAATTAAACAACCTAGACAATCGTATGGATAAACTAGAAGGTCACATTGTTGACATCAAAGATAGCCTAACTAAAAATGGCGGAGAAAGTAACAAAACTATTATTACCATTGGCACATCAATATTTGTGGCACTACTAACGGCAGTTCTAGGTATAGTGGTACATTTAGCAAACAGATGAAAATAGTAGAATTATTAAGCAAAATACAAGTTGCTATAACAAACGAACAAGCCGATCTACTTGGCCGCTTTCAACATGAGCCAAGTATAGTAAAGAACAAACTCGATGAACGAGAGCAAGTAATTGCAAATCAATTAACACAGCAGGACATCCTGTTGCGCCGTAATGAAAATGGCCAAATCACATACACGAAAAAAATCCAATAATCTGGAACCCAAAGAAGTAAGAGCAATATCTAACGCCGCAACGGACTACATTAAACAGTGGACTAATCGTGAGTTAGGTAAGATTCAGCAAGAACGTACAAGCCCGTTATGTATACCTGTAAAAAATGGGTATCGTATTGGGCTTTATAGTTTAAAAGTTTATCCAAATAAAACTTGTGATGTAACAAATCCCACTGGTGATTTTGTACATCGATTTGATACCAAAATTAGTGCTATACTATACACAATTTACACTATCAAGAATAGATTGTTTAACGCAGACGAAATCCTTACGTGCGATAAGGAAATAAATAAGTGTTATACAGACATGTTGTCATTGCGTAATACTGTAGAAAAAGCAAGACAGCGCCAGGACTATGTAACAGTTGATACTAGGATGCCTAGGTTGGAGATAGCTGAATCTAGGCTAAATCTTGCCCGGGATAAAATATCAAAATTACAAAGAACTGCTAAATACTACAAGATATGGGAATAATACATCATGAGACTTTCTGAAATGCGAACCGAAGTAACACCACAAAAGATTAACAAAGTTATGGAAAGCCGCTTTGGTTTTACCATTGACTATGATAACTTAACTTACGCTAAAGCGCAACGCTTGAGTAAAGCTCTTGGTGAGAACATCACACAAATTAAAAAATCCTTTGGCGCACACACCGCTGAAAAGAATGGCAAGTATATGGAACTTATGCTTGTTAAAGAAGGCCTAGACAAATGGATGGGCTCTGAACAAGGTTTGTTTGAATCTGAAATGGGTCGTAGCGAAGCTGTTCTAGCCGCTAAAGACATTGTTGACAGTATTCAAGACATGCTAGAAAAAATCAGCAAAGTACAGAACGAACAAGTTCCTGCACTAATTGATACTATTCGTGACCAAATTGGTAGCGAACAGGCAGAAGCATTTAAAGGTGCTATTAGTCCAACACTAGCAGAACTATACACAGCATTGAGTCAAGCACGTGAAACAAGCGACACATCAGTTCGAGTACTAAGTGGTGAACAGCCACCAGCTACAGATATGAACTTGGGTGGTGCTCCTGATGCAATGGGTGGTGCTCCTGAAAGCGATATGGATAGTGACTTAGGTGCTCCTCCAGAAACTGATGGATTTGATGCTACCGATGCCGCAGTTGGCGGTGAAGAAGAACTAGGACGCGAACGTCGTTAATATGCGTATTACTGAAATCATTCGTGAAGATTTAGGTCAACCTCCTACACAAGGACCCGACCCGGGTGCTGAACCCAATCATAACGATAAAGCTGACGCCCACGGTTACAATGACATTATGAATGCTCTTGCAACCACGCAAAGTCAGTTGGCATTTACACACGCAATACCAAGAGAAGAAGCCGCCAAGGTAGTTGCCATGGTCAACGCACAACGTGGCGACAACTCTTTCCGTTGGACAGATTTAAATGACGCAATCAAATCTGGACAATTTAAAGATGTAGTAGAAAAAATTGAACCAGACGAAAAAACTGGTGTAAATTATGTCTACTTTGTAACACCAGAGACACAAGTACAGTCTACCGTAGATGGTGGCGGCGCAGGTGCTGGTGGCAGTCCAAAAGATTCCGGTAAAGTCGTTAGCCAAATGGCCAAACGTGCCGCCGGTGCTTAATCCAAAAACTCCCATTGACATACTGTGATTAATACGCTATAATAGCGTAAGGAACATAGTTATGGCTTATTCAGATAAAGTAATTGATCATTATGAAAATCCACGCAACGTGGGATCGTTTTCTAAAGAAGACGATAATGTGGGCACCGGCATGGTTGGTGCTCCTGCGTGTGGTGATGTAATGAAACTACAAATAAAGGTTGAAGATGGGATCATCACAGATGCTAAATTTAAAACGTATGGTTGCGGCTCGGCGATTGCATCGAGCTCTTTGGTTACAGAATGGGTCAAAGGCAAAACACTTGACGCCGCAGCCTCTATTAAAAATTCGGAAATTGCAGAAGAACTCGCCCTTCCGCCAGTTAAGATCCATTGTAGCATCTTGGCCGAAGATGCAATTAAAGCG